GAACGTTTGAGTTTTCACGCATAACTGACGTGAAGATCAGACGGGAATCAGATAGTCCATACGGATTTGGTCTATCGTGGAGTGGTTTATCTCCACGACAATTAGCGATCCTCGGTGCTCTTGGCATCTCTCGCCGCCACATCATTTAAAAACAATGAGAATGGTTTTGGAGAGTTGCTTAAACACTATTGGATCTATCTACCTGTGTCCCTTGTGAAGAAGCCCCCTTTGGAAAAGGGGCGACCGGGCACGGGCTAACTCCGCAAAACTTAAGGAGTCAGACACTATGCTTACCGATCCACAAGTTGTCACCGTCAACGCAGTTGCGAAATCCATGCCGCGCGTTAGTTCGAGCGGCACCGCAGCCATATACAAATTGGCTGACGGAACATATCGTTTGGATGTTTCTCACCAAGAGTCAAAGCAGCGAGTTCGCTCTTTGGCCAAGGTGACGCAGCAAGCGGTCGTCGTAGATCCGTTGACATCTGCCAACGACTATGACGAACTGCGTATTCACTTTGTGATGGACCGCCCAGAGTATGGGTTTACCGTCACTCAGTGTCAACAGTTGGTAACCGGGTTTAAAACCTGGTTAACGGATGCGATGGTGGCTCAACTATTCGGACAAGAGTCATAAGGCTCAGATCCGTTAGTTCCACTTTTTAGTCGCATTGGTGACAGTTTGCTGTCGCCAATTGTGGCGGCAGGCAGGTAGACTACGTGCCTTGATGTTTTCCACCCGATTGGGAGGTGACATGAAAAGCAACGTAAGTGACCTACTTGAGTTAGTCGAAAGCATCTATAGAGATGCCGCCGACAAATGTATCGCTGATGTCTCTGATTTACGTGATCTGAAAACAATTAGATCACGAGTCGAACGCGAAGGATTGTCATTTCTAACAATCACTTTGCCCCAATTTTGTCGAGACTTCGAAAGGAGTATCGCCAATGGGTGCGTAGATCCAACACTCTTTCCTCGTTGGAGGAAGAGTGGGGTATGCCCCGCATTTCTACGAGGGTTTACCGATCTCGTGTTCGATAGAGAGACGGGAAGGATGTTAAACGATGTACAAGCTCCAACTGTTGCAAGTGATATTCCTACTATTATTGAATCTGTACGGCAAATTTGCCTTACGTTCAAGAAGTTGGAAGTGGCGTGTACCCCCGAAAGGGAACGCGCCGCACTTGCGAGCTTCATCGCTATTGAGCGATCTTTTAGTGAATTTTCTCTCCTACCAGAAGACCACGGTTATTTTCACCGTGTTACTTCTGTGCTCTGGGGTAATATGGTCGGTCGTTTTGACCTTTCCAAATGTATTCCTAAGCACGGACCAGGAGCTACAGCTGACAAAATTTCTGGAAACCAGAAATATGTTTGGCGTAGATGGCATGACCGTATCGAACCTTATTTCCCTCTCCTTGATAACGGGTACCCCTTGGGTATGCCGTTGGATTCGAGAGAGTTCGAAAATGTTACGATCATCTGCCAAGTGCATGAGTTGCCAGTTAAGGTAACTCTTGTACCGAAGACACTAAAAGGCCCACGGATAATTGCTATAGAGCCATGTTGTGTACAGTATGCACAACAAGGGATTCGCAATGCACTCTACAGTGCGATCGAATCATACTGGTTAACAGCTGGACACGTGAATTTTCGTGACCAGTCAATCAATCAGAATCTTGCATTGTCCGCTTCAATCGACGGTCGATTAGCAACGATCGATCTTTCAGATGCGAGTGATCGTGTTCCACGTTCGCTTGCTCTGGAGATGTTTCGGTTTAATCCTGCTTTGCAGGGTGCAATCGATGCATGCCGATCAAGAAATGCAGAAATGCCGGATGGTTCTATTGTAGGACCACTCGGAAAATTTGCATCTATGGGTAGCGCTCTCTGTTTCCCTGTCGAGGCTATGTATTTTTACACTATCTGTGTAATAGCCTTGCTCAGGGCGCGTGACCTTCCTGTGACGTTTCGGAACATTTACAAAGTGTCCCGTGACGTCCACGTCTATGGGGATGACATAGTTGTCCCTACAACGTATGCGATAACGGTTCTCGATTACCTGCGAAAATACAACTGCAAGGTAAATACCGATAAGACTTTCGTGAGCGGAAGCTTCCGAGAGTCATGCGGTATAGACGCATATAGAGGTGCATTGGTTACACCAGTGTATATATCTAAATTGCGCCCTTTGAACCGGCAACAGCCCGATCGTCTTGTTTCATGGATAGCAACTGCTAGCCTCTTCCACAAGAAGGGATACTGGCGGACTTCCTCTCTCATGTATGAACTATGTGAGAGGGTGTTAGGGCCTTTGCCCTATCTACCCGAGACAAGTCCCGGGTTGGGCCGTATCTCTTTTGTTGGATATCGCTTCATTGAACGCCATAATGGTGTTCGTTGGAACGAGAAATACCAGCGCCTAGAAATAAGGTGTTGGTGTCCAACGCCATCTTATCGTACTGATAAGTTGGAGGGATACGGTGCCCTAAGTAAGAGCCTTCTACGGCTGCAGGACCTAGATATGACACCTTTGGGC